CGATAGAAATCATTTGGCGTGGACTTAATCGCTCAAGCCAAGCAGTTCCATCGGTAATCGTCACTTCAATTCGTTCGTATTTCATGCGAGAAGTGTAGCACAAAAATCAACCGTGCATCATCCCCATGCTCCTGTCACTGCACCTGAAAACGTAAAGTCAAAAGAAATTGTTGCATCACCTGTTTTGGAAGTGCTAATGGATGCCCCACTAATGATTGCTTGACTACAAGTAATTGTATTTCCTGTTTGGGCGGTCAATGTAATTGCAACAGTATCCCCAGTTTCAAAACTGGCGGGTAAAATATTAGGGTCATCATCACTATTCATAAATCCAGAAATGCTTCCAGTGTAAGTAGGTATTCCCCCACGCACTGTCGCTGATGAATCTCCAAACGCAGTCACATCACTTGTTACTCGACTAACGCTCAAACTCCAAGCGTTTGCATCAAGATTGTGAGTTCCCATGCTTACAGTACCTTCGTTTCCAACTATTCTTGCCATTTTGGTTGCCTCTTAATTTGAAGTTGCCTCTATTGAATATACGCTTTCGCTTGAAAGTATTTCGTCAAACACTGTTCGCCTATCACGATCCAAGCAAATCATGACCGCATTGCCATCATACCCTGTTGGTGCAAGTGTCGCCTGATTGATGAGCGTGAACAACTTGTCCTCGATTGCCCCAAGTGCTGCTGCTCCCAATCTCCGATGCCCATACAAGGTGAGAACCACTTGAGATTTGACGATTACATTTCCATTGTACAATCCCTCAACTGGCGTGGACGTTACGTCATAGACAATCAACGGCAACGCGGAATCGTCTTTCCCTTCCATTTCAAAGATTCGACCACCTACATCATCATAGAACGAATCTGCGGTTTGGTCTGCCGTCAGTTTCGTGTACAGTGCTGTTTTGATTGCTTGGCTCATGATTTCAAATCCTAGAATCTGAAGTTCCCTGTCGCTACTCTAATCAAGCGTTGCGGGTCGAGTTGCTTCTTAATCTTTGCCACTGTTTTTTGATACCAGTACAAATTCTCGTCCATGAAATTCCTACCGCCATGTATGGGTGCTTTCACATGAAGATCCCACGCATATCCGACAATTGTGTAGACTCCTGCAGTGAACTTTCCACCCGAACGGATTGCCCTTGGCGATGAGTGCCAAGAACCCGCAAGATTACCCGTCACGTTCCACGGTATTTTTGAAGTTGTTGGCGAGTGTCTTGGCGGTTTCTTTGAACCCTTGCCAGTTGTTGTCAATACGAGTGATAGTTCTCTGCGCAAGATGTTTGCAGACTTTACAAGTTCATCGCCGATGGCATCGTATAATCCTTTTTCAAACTGGTCGCCCATCCATTCAGACGTTACACCCATTATTCAATCTCCACCAAATCAACAATCCTTTTCTGCATGTGATTGTCTTTGTGAAGCATCAACGAACGTCTTGAGCCAGTGACTTCAAATGTTCTTGTTGTGCCTGTGTCTGAATCCGCAAACACAATGCGGTCGGTGTGATTGATTGAAATTGAGGGAAGAAGATACCCTCTTGCGGTTATCTTTCCACGCGGTCGTCCACCTTCAACGGCAGAATCAGCACCACTTGGAAAAATTGCACATTCAACATTTGATTGCTTGAGAGTGTATGTCCTAATTGGAAAACCTCCAGCATCGGAAGTGGCTACCGATTGCATGATGTCGCAAGACACGCCCAAAGATTGTATCATTCCTGCAAGACTCATTCCGCATTCCTTCGGTATTGGTACATTCGCCTCATTTGATCATCACGCAATTCCACCGCGTTGCGGGTCGAATAAGAATACCCATCAAGCGATTCGCTTGCAACTGTGGGGTCATGTTTCCCGCCACTAAAAGCACTTGAAACGAGTTCAAAACAAATTTCCTGAAGTGCAACTGGAACGCTCGCTTGAGCATAACCAGCAGTATAATCCACAAAGATATTGTGCGAACCTCTTGGAAAAGATATTGCATTTGGGTCGAATGGATACCATTGTGTTTCAGATTGTGCAGAAAGCAAATTGATACGTCCTGAATCTTCATCGACACGATAGTCTGCATCTGTAGATTTTAGATAGTATAGTTGAGCCGATGCCGAAAGAGCATCTTGTCCACCCTGCCTCATCAACTCATCGCACATGACTGTTTCATCTGCCGTTGCTGTCCATCCCGTAGTTGCTGTGATTTGTGCTGCCATTAGTGCCGTTGTGAGATAATCCGCGAACGCGATACTTGTTTCAGTTTCCGCGCCAACAGAATCCCAACGCTTCAAGACAATCTGATTGTCCTGCACCTCAACCGTTGCTCGCAAATCTGTTGAAGTTGAAGCATCGACTGAAAGTGCGTTTTTTCGTTCCCATCCCAATCTCCGAATAGATGTGATGGGGAAGTTTGGAAGTGACAAAGTTCCAGAGCCAGACCCACTGATGAATTGCTTGTATGTCGCAGACACAAAAGTACGTTGGCAAAACTCCTCAATGCGATTGGTCGCAGCATCGAGAAGTTCAGTCAAAAGGCGGTCGTCATCCGATGTTGTCAATCTCAAGTATCTTTTGAGTGCTTGCAAACTTGTGATGGAAGTCGAACTTGTTGCCATTTATATTCCTTAAGTTGTCGAGTATGAGGTGGCGGGATTCGTCCCGCCACCCATATTTACTCAATCATTCTCGGTCTTAAGTACTAGTTGCTAGTGCTACGAATGCAGAACCATCGTGAACCTGAATGTCATATCGTGATGTCGCACGAATGTTGATTTGATCTTCAGCAAAGTTTACATGCTCACTTGTTGCGATTTGTATCCCTGTTCGGTCACCAAATGCACAAGCATCATTCCAATTTCCAAAGTAGACAGTATCAATGTCAACTGCTGTTGCAGTTGGGCATTGGTCGCTGAAATGGATAGGATAACCCAGCAATTGTGTGCCTGTTGTGCCTACGCCAAGCGTGTCAATTGTGTTCCCACCTGCTGCTGCGATCAATCGCAAGACAACCTGTGAATAGAATTGACGGGACATAATCCATGAAGCCCCTACATGGTAATTGTCACCAAGCGTGCCGACTGTTGAAACAAGGTTTGCCAAAGTCAACGCACCCCAGTTATCACCTGCACCTGTGACGAATGAGTGCGCTTTGTTTTTCAATCCTGTAACCGAACCAAAACTTGAACTTCCGTCGCCCTGAATGAACTCTGTATCTTCACGGATTCCCAATGCCCTGCCCATATAATCAGAAAGAGTATCCGCGAGTGAAAACAAACTATCTTCGCCCAAGCGATTTGACCACTTCATTAAGCAGGCGCGAGTCGTGGTTGAAAGACCAACATTTGCCCAAACTGCTGACGATTCTGTGATTGCAGAATTTTCGTCTGGATAATAGACAGTTGAGCCAGACGATAATGAAGGCACATTGAGTGTGTCGCTTGTCATCGGGAAAGTTCTGGAAACGGCTCTACAAACGCCATAAGTTTCTCTGACATCAATTATTGCCGCCTCAAGCGGATCGGGGACTAGGAAGCCGCCAGCACTATTTGTGCCTTCGCTTTGTGCTTTCAATCCTGATGGAGCATTATTGTCCCACCACTTGATTGCGTTTGGTTGTTTGAGAAGTTTTGCACCAATCCATTGTCCTGAAATGTATTGATCTTCTGCACTTCTGAAACTTGATGAGTGTTTTCTATTTGAATCCATTTGTATTCCGCCTGTTCTAGGTAGCGCGGATTTTTGTGTTTTGCGAATTGCATCACGAACACCACGCCTGATTGCTGCTTGAGTTTCACCTTGAAGTTCCATTGCTTCTTCGATAGCAGGAGCATCAACGCTCGAAACCACTTCGGTTGCAATCGTTTCTTCTGCCGCTGGTTCATCTGCTTCTGGCATTCCAGAATGAAGTGAAAGCGTTGCGGGGTCATCTGCTGCAAAAACCGCAGCGAGATCGAGTTCCAGCCCATCAGCACCATAGAGGGTTGAATCACCCAACCATGCCATCACGGCTTCGACTGTGCCTTCGCCTTCAAATGCTTCTTCGACTTCAAGTTGTTTACATTGTTTCGCATTTAGATTGCGAATTTGTTTGAGAACTTGTTTCTTGTTCATTGTTTTATTTTCCAAAAAATTTGAATTTGTACGAATTGCCTTGCTTTTGAAATGGCATCCGACTCGCATACGCTTCGGCTCGCTTCATTCGTGGCGACAAACTATGTGATTATGATACCAATGCGAGTCAATAAACCCGACCCTGCATTCGTTCGATTTCCAAAAGTGTCAATTTTGCGGTGTCAATATCCCGCAAACGTAATGCACCAGACGATTTCAATTGAATGCTTCCACCAATCTTTTCTGACTCTGAATTGAGTCGGAATGCCTTGACGGCTCGATCGTCAATCGTTCCATCTTTCTTGATGAATCCCTTGCTTGCAGCGACCACAAGTGCATCTTCATTCATTGGAAGTGGAGCGAACGAGTATTCCAACAATCGTGATTTGCTCACAACTCGCAAGAGTTCATTTCCTGTCGATTTGAATTGCTGTTTGTCTTTTTGTGTTGGTTCTCTGGTTTCAAGATACGAAAATCCGATTGATACGCCACGACATAAGCCAGCAGCGACCAACGATAGAACTGCATCGGGTCGCCATTCTCCCTTGTGTCCTTCTGGACGTTCAGGGAAATGCGTTGATGCCACCACGCCATTCTCATTGACTTCAAGCCAATCACAAACAGCAACAGGGTCATTGTAATCATGATTCCAGAAAACTGTTCCTGTGGATTTGAAGCGGTTTGTTTGGATTCCTGCTGGCAAGACACACTCGCCTTCTTCATCGACCGTATCGGTGGAAATGTACGCGATACAAGTTCTTGCAGGAATATCAGCATTCAGGTTCGCGGTGTAATCT